GGGTCATCGTGGTGTCTATCATACTGTAAGTAATAACTTCTTTCTGAATGTTGCTCATATGCACCGTCCTGGTACTATGATGTCAGTGATGCGTCATGAAGGATGGCACGCTGCTCAGGACTGCATGGCAGGAACAATCGATAATAACTTCATTGCTATTATTAGAAATCAAGAAGATGTTCCTAAGATGTATCAGGCGATTGCAAAGAGTGCCTATCAGTCTCAACCAGAGGCAATTCCTTGGGAAAAGGAAGCATATTGGGCAGGTCACACTGAAGGTATGACTGCTGCAGCACTTGAGTCTTGTGCAGCAGGAACGATGTGGACAGACTATGAACCTACACCAATGACCCGTGAGTGGTTGGTTGAAAAAGGATTCCTTGCTAAATAATATCATTCGCTGCAGATAGCGAACAAAAACCACCCAAGACAAACTCTCTGATATTCCTTTAAGTCTTATAATGTAAGGGTTTGTTGTTGGAAAACTATTTTTACATATGACACATTTAACGAGAGATGTGTTAATCAAGAAAATCGTTGCCGATGAAATGGTCGGTCTCGGTGGAACTGATTACATCCAAAACTTAAAAAGTGCATATCACAAATGGGAACATCAAGGAAGTGATGTTCTCTGTCAAAGATACAATCAGATAAATCACACAAATATCTCTGTAGAGATTCTTGACCCCTAAATAGAGTTGCCTTTGCTGGTCACTCATGTCTGAAGAAGTTAAGCAGGAAGAAATCAAAAAACCCAAAGGACCATTTGGAAAGTTGAAAGAAAAGGTTGAAGACTCCGAGGAGCATCTTGGCATTCTCACACTGAACTATGTGACCATTCCTAATCTTCCCCAACAGAAGATCGATCCAACCTTCATAGCCAGCGTCTTCACCGGAGTTTTAGCTACGTTCGGGGTTCAGACGGCGAAAAAGTCTGGTGACGGTACTATGAAGATGAACGGTGCTAATGGTGCCGCTGCTGCTGGTGCTGCTGGTGGAATCACCAAAGCAGATCTTGAAAGACTAATCGCTGCTGCAAAGGAGACTGCTCCTGCTCAGACCATTAGAGTCGAGACAGCACCAATCAAAGTCGTAACCGACTCAGAACAACCTCCATATAAGATGTGATATGAAACCTTACCTCAAGTGGACTGCCATTAGTCTTGGCAGCATAGTAGCGATTGCACACATCGGTGTGCTGGGACATTTGGTTAGGAGAGAACCTGATAGGATTCAGGTCCCGACCATTAATATCCCACGCGGTACTCCATATTCCTCTTATAAAATAGAGGCGGGTAAGGACGGATATACAATTGAATATAAAGCAAATGATCCTGCTATTCTTGAGTCGCAGAGATCATTACATCTTGACCAAGATAAGAAAGGACTCTTTGGCGGAAAAACTGAGCAGCGAAGAGAATGGAGACGTGATCAATATACCGCAGAAGGTGTAAGAAATATGGGAGGTGCCGCAGTAGACGGCGAGGGAAAGTCGAGTGCAAAAGACGTAGAGTGTATCGTGGCGGACGCTGGAGCACGCAGTCAAGGTGCAATGGCAGGTAGTGCTGTTGCCACAGGTGTTCTTGTCCCTGCTGTTGTAAACATTCCATACGTTGGATGGTTGGCTGCTGGTTGGGCAGCACTGTTAGGAAACAATATCGGATCTGAAGCAGGATCTATTGTAAACTCTGCAATTAGTGATTGTTAATGAATCTGGTTCTGAGACCTCTACATGATGTAAACGATGTAACTTGGAGTATTGTTATATCTCTAATAATACTTCTTATTGGCGTTGCTTACTACATATATACAATTATGACACTGGCATTCCAGGAGTTAGAAGATGCCGAATCAAATTCAACTAAAAGACGCGGAACAGGATCAGGAGATAGCACTTCTGAAACACAGAGTTGAAGAACTTGAGGAAGGTGGAGTTGATGAACTTCGCCAGAGAGTACGTAAACTTGAAAAAACTGTCTGGGGTGCAAGTGCTGTTGTTGCAGCAGTTATCTCACTCTTAGGATTAGCAATTGCTGCTGATTCTAAAACTTTGGATGAAGTTCCAACGTTTGAACCAGAGACTAAGGTTGGTATTTTCACCGATCAGATACGTCGGTATGAAATTGAAAGAGAAAGAACTCCTGCCAAATTCGTTATAGATAAAGCGTTATTGGAGTGGTTACAATGGGAGCAATGACACCCCCAAGTCGAAAGTCTTGTTATAACTTTAGAGTAGTGGAGATTAATCGTGTTGTTGACGGCGATACTATTGATGTCACCATTGATCTTGGGTTTGACTTATTCAAGAAAGAAAGAGTTAGAGTTGCAGGCGTTGATACGCCAGAGAAAAGGACTAGGGACCTGGAAGAAAAGGAGTTAGGAATTGAGGCAACGAATTGGCTCAAAGAGAAACTGGATGGTGCCATTAGTGGGGATGATGATCTTATTATCCGCACTGAGCTTGTTGGTGGTATGGGCAAGTATGGTCGCCTCCTCGGGTGGCTTTATATTGGAGACAGTGAACTTTCCTTGAACGAACTTATGATTGAGGAAGGTTATGCTTGGTCTTATGATGGTGGAACAAAACAGAAAAACTTTGAAGAACTAAGAGAA